GTTTTTTTATTTGAATAAGCCTTTAAGCAGCTTGCCCAATCCGATCGATGTCTTATGATAAACCTTATTCTGCGCTGCGCTGTGCGGGTGTGTTGCCCAGCCCATACCCTTTTTACCGTATCCGGGAATCGCTGCTCTCTTTACTGCTCGCTTTGCACGGCCGGTCGTTCGGGCTGAAATCGACTTCCGAACAGAAGGCTTTCTGATCCCTATTTTCATTCGTCCTGCCTCTTTTCTTTCAACACACTTAACCTATAAGCTATTAATTCCTCGCTGACGTTAAGGCACGCGGCAATTTCAGGCACGGAAAACGATAAATAGTCCTGCAAGCCGTCGTCGGAATACAAGAGATCCACGGCGAAACGGTTCGCCTCGTTTTCAAATTTTCCGATCGAGTAGAGCGTATTCACTCTTAAAAAGGGAGTGTTCGAATCGGAGTGTAAAAGCATGTGACCCAGCTCATGCGCACAGGTAAACTTCTGCTCCTCGACGGGCAGATCCCGGTTGATATGTATCATCCGTTGCCGACTGAACCGATTATAGTAACCCTTGATTCCCCCGAGTGGTTCAAACAAAACAATCGCCTTTTTGCATTCTGCCAAGTCATACGGATCCCTGGTGCCATACCTGCTGCATAGTGATTCTACGATTGTTTTAATGCGCATTCAATCACCTTTTGACTTTCGATATTTTTTAGGAGTAAACTTTTGCTTCGCTATTTTCTTACCGAGTTCCATGCTGTTCCGGAGGCTGATGGCTAACAGCTCTTTTGTCTCGTCGTCGAGCGGCTCCCCATCAAACATCAGTCCGTCCTGTGACGCCTCCAACTGATCCAGAGTCTGCTGCAGTTTCTTTGATATATCGCGCTCGTCCTTCTCCGTAAGAATGGACTGATCTGAAGATACGTCTCCAATAAGAGCGCTTAGAGGGACATTCAACTTTTCGGCATACTCGTTTGCAACTGTTATTTTTGGAGTCCGCTGATTTGTCTCATATCTGCTTATTACTTGTTTTGATGACCCAAGTAAAGACGCCATCTCGTCTTGAGACATGCGCCTTGCTAAGCGTATTTCTTTCAGCCTATCGCCAAATTTTTTATCCAAAGTTATCACCTATATTTATTTGATAGATATATTAAATCACATTTTGTCACCATTTGCAATACAAAGATAAAAATATTTTAAAAATTATCACCAAGGGGTTGACACTCTGAAAAAGCAGTGCTATTATAATTTCAGTCACCAAATGATTGACAATATTGGGGGTGAAAAAATTGCCTAAAGTCAAAGAACTGCGTGGCCTTATCTATTCTCAGTATGACTCCGAAGCGCAATTCGCCGAAACCATTGGCTGGCCTCGGCAGCGTGTGAGCAAAATCACAAGCGGAATCAAGGAGCCAAATATCGATGAATTGGATGTTATGGCGCGGGCGCTTCATAGGTCCGTCGGGGATATCGCACAAATTTTTTTGCGCAAAAAGTCACCAAACGGGCAACAGCTTTGTTCTTAACATATCTGTAGTATAGCACAGATGTTCGATTTTGCAAGATGCAAATGCAAAAGGCAGGTGAAAAATATGCCCCGTGAAAAAGAGCTCTATCATGACACGCTTGAACGCATTCGCAAGCGGGCTGACGAGATGTATCCTACCAAATTGCTTTACACGCAGAAGGAAGCCGCCGCGATCATAGGGCGCAGCACAAAAACGTTGTCTCGGCGGGGGCTGAGTGATCTAATCACCGCTGAACAGCTCGCACGGGCTTTCGCGTAAAAACCCGGAATCGTAAATCTCAGGACGTTCAAAAGGCACCACGTAATCCCTACATAACTTTTGAAAGGGTGTCTTTTATGAACTGGAAAACCCGTATGAACCTTGACCTGATCGATGCCCAGTCAGCCGCGGCGCGGCAGGCCGAGCACGAACGCATCGTCGAAGAATTGGAGGACCTTATCGATCTCGCCCACGATCGCGGAGACGAAAGCATGGGGAGGTTGCTCTGCTCGACTCTGGCGCTTTACCAGCGGAAGAGGTGGGACCTGTGAAGCTCGCCGCGGTGATCACGATCGCAGTGCTCGGGACCGGCTCCGTCCTCTGGGAGCGCCACCACAAAAATGAGCCGAGATATATCGCTCTGATGATCCTGTATTTTATCGTGCCGGCCGTGATCGTGGGGGCAATGACATGAGCAACATTACAGAGCTGCCGAGGAACAGGGAGCAGGCCAATCCAAACGAGGCGATTTATCCCACCTACTATTACGCGGATACGGACGAGGTAGCGATACCAAGACTGCCGGCGGATCCGGACACGGCGTGTGCGATCATCGGGTCGTGGGTAAGGCTGCTGGTTATCTGCAAGGTGCTTACCCCAAGTCAAGCAATCGAGGCGGCCCAGAAAGGGGCCGGGAAGGAAGGAGCGATCTGAAATGAAATACTTTGAATTTAAGGATGATGGATCTGGATACTATTATGCATTGATTTGCGCAGAGTCAGAGGAAAAAGCAAAGAGCATCTATGCCGAAGAAGTAGGCGAACTCGATGATGACTATGCTGGCCCGGATGAAATCTCAGTGGATGATGCAAAAAAGAAATATCTTAAGGCAGTGCCAGCAGAATTCGACGCCGTTGAAAACGATATCCTGCTGATTGATGGGGATTTGGCTTAAGGAGGTGAAAAACTGATGGAAGAAGAGAAACTGCTTGTCAGCAAATCCAGCGTGAAGTATGTCCTATCAGCACTTGCGGACATGCGTCGCATCAATGCCGACTATGGCTCAGAGTTTACAAACGGCTATGCCAACGGCATTGAGTATGCGCTGCGGGTGCTGGGACTGAATGAGGAGGATGCAAAAAGCTGATGGAAGAACTGAAACCCGCCGAAATTCTGAAAGCGGTGCAGACGTGCGGGGCATCATTTTGCACAACCGATCACCACAAATGCCCTTACGGTGACGAGGGGTGCATTGACTGTGTAGACCGGCTGGAGGCTGGCTTTGAAGCCCTAATCGCTGCTGGCGACGACTTGATTATCCGCCGCGCCGCCCCGGAAAACGACTATGCCGCGCTGAAGGCAAAATACGATGAAATCAATCGTTACAATGTGTCCTGCACGAAAAAAATTGATGAACTGCTGGCTGCAAAAGTGGCCGCCCCGGAAAACAAGGCGCTGACGCTCGACGAGCTACGACAGATGGACGGGGAGCCGGTGTGGGTGGTTAACCCGGAGATGGAAACGGCCGAGTGGATGCTATGCGATGCAAAGCGGCAGATATGTATACCAGTCGAGGGATATTTTATAGAATTTTCGCGCTATGGGATAGAATGGCTTGCCTACGCCCGCCGCCCGGAGGCCCCCAAATGACCGCCCGCTGCCGGATCTGCGGCCGGGAATGGATCGTCAGCATCCGGCGGGACACAATCGGGTATGTCTGCCCGGACTGCGAGTACCGGGGCCTGATGGGCCGGGTGGGAATTTTGAAAGGAGGGGACCCAAGATCGACAACTCAGACAAAATCATCCTTGATCTATGCGGCGGTACAGGCGCCTGGTCCAGACCATACCGGGAGGCCGGTTATGATGCGCGGCTGATTACTTTGCCGGATAACGACGTACTTACATACGAGCCGCCAGAGAACGTTTACGGAATTCTGGCCGCGCCGCCGTGCACTCAGTTCAGCCTCGCCCGTACGACGGCGAGCACTCCAAGAAATTTTGACGACGGTATGGCAATCGTGCAAACCTGCCTGTGTATTATCTGGAAATGCCGCAAAGAACACAAGCTCGGTTTTTGGGCTATGGAAAATCCGCGCGGATTACTCCGCCAATTTCTCGGCCAGCCAGCCTTTGAGTTTGAGCAATGGGAATTCGGCGATCACGGCGTAAAACCTACAGATATTTGGGGATGGTTTCGCAAGCCAATAAAGACCGTGATCGATCGGCCCGAAAATCTGACCCGGAAATATCCCTGCGGAAGTAGCATGTCTGCATACTGGAATCAGAAACCGCCTGACGGATTAACCAGAGCAGATATGCGCGCCATCACCCCACCGGGATTCGCCCAGGCATTCTTCAAAGCAAATCGATGAAAGGAGTTGATATCCCGTGAAGCATTTCATTACCCGCCTGATCGCCGCCCACCATATCCGGCAGGCCCGGCGCAGGATCATACGCAATCGCCGGTGCATGCGCAAGGTGATCGGTCATGTATGATCCATGCGTCCGCTGCCCGCGTATCCTGCGCAAGGCCATGTGCCGCAAGTTCTGCACGATCTACAAAGCGGCCGTCCGGCACGACGTACATAACGGCATGATCGAGCTCACCCGGGCGCTGCACAACCGGATCGTCAGGGCACAAAAATAGCCGCCCGTGACGGCAATCACAAAGCGGCTCAAGCAAAATTGATCTACCTGAATTATAGCAGAAATGGAGGGATTGTCAATATGGAACCGCTGACGGCCGATGAAGCCCAATTCGCAGCAGATAGCCACAGTCTGGTATTCCATTATCTCAGCATGTGCCAATTATCCTTAGATGAATATTACGATATCGTGGCGCTCGGATACCTCCGCGCCGTCAAAAAGTGGTTCTCCCGCACGGACCTGCGCAGAAAGTACAAATTCACCACGATCGCATGGAGCTGTATGCGGACGGACGTCGGAAATTTCCAGAAGTCACTCAGGCGTCGAGAGCGCCATGAAGCGTTTAGCCTTGATTCGCCAATCCCGGGAGCGGAGCATCTTACACACGCCGATACGATTCAAGATCCGCTCCCGGTTCCGAACGATATGATCTGCATTCGGGAAACCTTATCCGAGCTATTCAGCTTTCAGGGTAGTAACGCTAACATCATGAAATACATTAAGGAGGATTTGAAATGTCTGTAAAAATAGTAGAACTGGAGGCCGAAAACGTCAAACGCGTCAAAGCTGTCCAGATCGTTCCCGCCGCAACCGGCCTTACCATCATCGGCGGTGAAAACAATCAGGGGAAAACCACAGTACTCGACGCCCTTGCATGGGCCTTGGGCGGTGAAAAATATCGTCCGGCAGCGGCTCAGCGTGACGAAGCCTGTACGCCGCCTCGGCTCCACGTTCAGCTTTCGAATGGCCTCGTTGTTGACCGGAAGGGAAAAAATTCCTCGCTGACCGTAACCGATCCGACCGGCCGGAAAGGCGGGCAGCAGCTCCTCAACGAGTTTGTCGAGGAACTGGCGATCAACCTGCCAAAATTTCTTAACGCCACCGACAGGGAGAAAGCCGACACGCTCCTTCAGATCATCGGTATCGGCGACCAACTCGCCGCATTCGACCGAGAGATCAAGGCACTCTACGACAAGCGCACCGCCATTGGCCAGATCGGCGAGCAGAAACAGCACTATGCCGATGAGCTGACGGATTACCCGGACGCTCCGGCGCAGCCTGTCAGTGCATCGGAGCTGATCAGGCGGCAGCAGGACATCCTCGCTCAGAATGGCGAAAATCAGCGGAAACGTGCCGAAGCCTCCCGGCTGGAAAGCGTCGTTCAGCAAATGCAGGATCGGGTGAATTCCTTGGCCGAGCAGCTCCGCGAGGCAACTGAAAAGCGTGACACTGCCATGAATGATCTTATAATTGCAAAAAAATCCGCTTTGGACCTTCAGGATGAATCGACCGCAGAACTCGAAGAGAGCATCAGAAATATTGAGGACATCAACCGCAAAGTCAACGCCAACATGGAAAAGGAGCGTGCTGAGGACGAAGCACGGCAAATGCAGGAACAATATCAGGGACTCTCTGCTCAGATTGACGATAAACGTAAAGAAAGGTTGTCCCTGTTGAACGGAGCTGACCTCCCACTTCCCGACCTCGGTGTCGAGAACGGTTGTCTTACCTATCAGGGCAAGCATTGGAGCGATATGTCCAGCAGCCAGCAGCTTCGCGTCGCGACGGCTATCGTGCGCAGACTCAACCCGAACTGCGGCTTTGTGCTGCTGGACAAGTTGGAGCAAATGGATCTGAACACGCTGAAAGAGTTCGGCGAATGGCTGGAATCTGAGGGCTTGCAGGCCATCGCCACCCGTGTCTCAACCGGCGGCGAATGCCAGATCATCATTGAGGACGGCCGCGTAGTCGGACAGGATTTTAACAATATCGAGCAGCCGCCGGCACCGAAAATAGCACCAAAACCAGCAGCTCGCCAATGGACGAAAGGGGCGTTCTAAATGGCATCCTATCAGGTATCCTCGGGACCGGTCATTTCTCCCGAAAAAGTTGTCGTTTACGGACCGGAGGGCATCGGAAAAAGCACTTTCGCATCGCAGTTCCCGGACCCTCTGTTTATTGACACGGAGGGGGGCACGAAAAAATTATCTGTCAGACGTCTTCCGCAGCCTACCAGTTGGGCAATGCTGATGGATGAAGTCAACGAGGTCAGGCTCAAACATATCCCTTGCGGCACACTCGTGATCGATACCGCGGACTGGGCGGAGCGCCTCTGTATCCAAGCCGTATGCGACCGCGCCAATGTAAAAGGCATCGAAGATTTCGGTTACGGCAAAGGGTACACCTATGTCAAAGAGTCCTTCGGCAAACTGCTTGATATGCTGAAAGAAGTAATTGAAAGCAATCACAATGTCGTCGTCACAGCTCATGCACAGATCACAAAATTCGAATTACCTGATGAAATGGGCCAGTACGACCGTTGGTCAATGAAAACAAGCAAGCAGGTTGCGCCGCTGCTCCGCGAATGGTGCGATACGTTACTTTTCGCCAATTACAAAACGATTGTAGTCCACGATGACAAGACCAAAAGCAATAAAGCCCAGGGCGGAAAGCGCGTTATGTACACGACACATCATGCCTGCTGGGATGCGAAAAACCGTGACAACCTTCCGGACGAATTGCCGTTTGATTTTGAAAGCATCGCTGCAGTTATCCCGGTACCGACACCAAAAGCAGCTTCGCAACCCGTCCAGACTCAACCACCGACTACCGAGAAAAAAGCCCCGGCTCAATCCCAGTCATCCACTACACAGCAGCCCGAAAAGCCGCCGGAAACATCGAAGCAGCCACAGACAACCGGCGTTGAAGATAATCTTGAAAAAGAACTGGAAGGCGCGGGCGTACCTGAAAATCTCCGTAAACTGATGGCCGCGAACAACATCCATCCAAAAGATCTGCAAACCGTTGTCGGCCAGAAAGGCTACTTCCCGGAGGATATGCCAATCAAGGATTACCCGAAAGATTTCGTTGACGGGTGTCTGGTTGGAGCGTGGGATGATGTTCACAGAGCAATTTTGAATAATCTTGATTTACCATTCTAAGGAGGAAAAAGCATGAATACTGAAGGATTTACCGAAGTAAAAGATGGCGAACTTGGATGGGACGACATTATCGAGGACACCGGGTCCGACTGGACACCGCTCCCGGAGGGCGATTATCCGTTTGAAGTGACGAAATTCGAGCGCGGGCGCTACGAAGGCGGCGCCAAGATGTCACCGTGCAACATGGCAATTTTGACACTCAACGTCAACGGAGGAGAAAAAGGCACTGCCACCATTACGCATCGGCTTTACTTACATACTAAGACACAGGGCCTCAACTTCGCGTTTTTCCGTTCCATCGGTCAAATCAAAGAAGGGGAAACAGAATTTCGGCCCCGTTGGAACGAGGTCGTCGGCGCCAAAGGCATGTGCAAGCTCGAAATTTACGAATACACGAAAAAGGACGGTACTCCCGGACAAAGCAATCAGGTTAAGAAGTTTCTCGCGCCGGCAGAAGAAAAAGCTGCTCCGGCGCAGGGTGGCTGGAAAGCAGGGAAGTTTTAATGGGCTACTCAATGCGCCCCTATCAAGACGAGGCGCGTAAAGCCATCCACGCC